ACTGGCAATCCTAACTGACTAATTAATTCCACAAGTAAGTGAGTTGTTTGGTCAAGTATTCCCAAAACGATTAAAACAATCGGCAAAATGTGTTCTTTAATCTGCTGCATTTTCTTTGAGTTTTGTCTCTAATTTATCCAATATTTGCGACAATGCCACTACATCGGCCATAGCATAAACGCCCGCTTTTACTGCGATTTCAATCGCTTGCTTAATTACGTTTAATTCCTCCATTTTTAAAAAGTTAAAATAGTTATTCCTTTATCGTTTGCAACGCATTGCTCAACCCAAGTATTATCATTGCCCCAATCTTTAAACTCTTCATCAGTTAGCGTATAATTCCAAGACGCACATACTACACCTTCATCAGTTAATAGTTCGTTGTATGTCGTGCAAGTGTTCGCATCGGTTGGAAAGTTAAGGATTAAAACTTTTAATGTTGTCGCTTCGCCTGTAAAGGGAAAGTTAATCGGTTGTATTTGTGCCATAAGTATTATATTGATGTTATTGTTTCCCAAGCTGCTGCCGTTCTTACGCATAATTTACCAAGTGTTGTGTCATAAACAACCAATCCTGCAGCAGGCGTAGCTATTGCGTTCTTTTGCGTGGTTGTCATTCTCGGTGGTAGGAAGCCACGAGCTGTTGAATTTACAGTTAATTGTGATGACGCTTCTTCGGTGAATGTTCCACCATTTTGTACCATCACGCTTCTGCTTGTAAATAATTTTAAAGCAGTTGTAAGGCTCACGGCTAAATCTAAAGATGTTGATGATGTTCCACTCGATACAATAGCTCTATTTGTATCCCAAGTCAAAATGCCTCTATTGTTATTGCTTAAACTATTACCCCAATTAATAGACCCATCATTTCTCAAAGTAATACCTGCTCCTGCCCTTAATAGGTAATTTGTAACACCTGTAAAAGCACCATTTGTAAATGCTGACTGAATATCCAATCCCACCAACACATCGTTGTTAGCCGTTGCTACAAGTGTTTGATTCATATACACACCCCTTGCAATAGCGCTTGCGGCTGTAATTGAACCCGTTGTAGTAAGTTGGTTTTGCACCCTCGCCGTGCCGTTTACGTCTAATTTAAAGCCTGCGTCGGTTGTGGTGTTTATTAGTACGTTGCCTGCTATGGTAATAGCAAATCTATCAATTCCCGCTGTTGCTAAATACATATCCCCACCGTCGCTAGAACCACTTATTCTAAATAAACGTGGGTTAGTGGAGTGTCCTGAGCCAAACAATCCAAACTGTGCGATTGCGGTTCCGGAAACTAATTGAAATCTTGATTGTACTGCAGTTCCTACATTTGTATTTTCAAAACGTCCAAGACCTATAATACTATTTGTGTCTGCAGATACGTGAAGTTTATTGCTAGGTACTGCTGTTCCAATCCCTAAACGATTATTTGTGTCATCCCAAAATAGGTTGCTATTGTCTTGAGCTATTGTAGTGCCATTTGAAAATAAAACGCTGCCGCTTGTTAGTGCGGGAAGTGTAAATTTGCCGTTAAAAGTACTCCAATCCGCGGACGATAAAGCTCCACGATTTGCAGCCGAAGCCGTTGGGAGATTAAATGTGTGCGTTGCAGTTGCTGAGCTTATAGCGAAGTCCGTTCCGCTTGTGCCTGTTGCAAATGATTGCACTTGCGCAGTCAATCCGTTTAATGCAGTTATGCCTGTCGAAAATGTTGTAATGACTTCGCAAAGGTGTCCGTTTTCAGTATGTAGTTTAATTGTACGGCCCGAATTGTTTACATATATTCTTACCGCCAACCTATCGGTTAAAGCTAAGGTTGTTTGTGGCACAGGTAATGCACTAAGATAAAGGTCTGTTGCCGTTCCATTTGTAATGCCTTCGGGATTTGCTGAATTTGACGCTATTAATGATAAAGTCGTTCCATCCCATTTGTATAACTCAACGTAAAATGAAGGCGAACCGCCATTACTTGAGGCACTAAAATACGTTTCAAAATTCCAATTACCCGCAGGAATTTCCAATAAATTAGGAACGTTTGCGTCAGTTATAAATGATTGAATATATCCGTTAGAACTTATTGTAAAGTCAGTTCCTGCTCCTAATATCGGAGTTCGGTCCATCTCTTTAAATGCAACGCCGCCAAAAGTGCCTTGCGAAACTGAGCCGTTTAAATAAAAAGCCAAAGACGACCCTCCACCTGTTGATGTTGGGAAGTTTGCAAGTGAGCCATCGCCTCGCACATATTGAGATACAACGCCCGCGCCTGTAACTTCCAAAGTGCCTGCGCTTGTGATTGGACTATTTGCCACGCTAAACGCTGAGGGCATTGTTAAACCAACCGAAGTAACCGCAGCGGGAATATCGGCAGCCGTTATAAACGGATTGATGCCATCCTCGCCATCGTTTGTTAAGTCGCTAGTTGCAGTTGGAATGCTCGGTGTATTTGATAAATCATTATAACTGCCACTTGTTGCAACAGTTGCTAAAATAGGCTTGTTTAAAATCTCAGCCACTCCACTCGTCGCGTTCCAATCGGAATTGACTTGAGCCGCAGGAATTGTAGGCTTGTTTAAAATTTTAGCTACTCCGCTCGTTGCGTTCCAATCGCTATTTACTTGAGGCGTTACATCGGCCGCCGTTATAAACGGATTGATGCCATCCTCGCCGTCGTTTGTTAAATCGCTCGTTGCAGTCGGAATGCTCGGTTTGTTTTTTATGTAGTCGGGAGCTTGGTCGTCCGCTTGATCCCAATCCGATTGCACTTGCTCGCCAATTATGCGGTTGATATTTACAACGTAATTATTTGGGTTTGCTATAATTTGCACCTCGTCGACCGCAGCTTGCACGTTAATGTCGATTGTCTCAACTATAACGGCTGCGTTTACGACGATGTCGTTGATTGTGTCTTGTACTATTATATTTACATTGTCAGCCATGCTTATCGTGTGATGTCGTCGGTTATTGTAAAGAGTCCACTTATCCAAGTATCAACCTCGCCACTCGATTGAGTGATTTGTATATCGTATCGATACGAGCAAGCTTGAATATCAATGATTTGCTCATCAATACAAAACTCGCCATTGGTAGCATCAAATATAGTGATTGGCACCTCAAGGGCAACAACTCCCCCTGGCTCTTTTCTAAGCTGCATTTTAACGTCTGCGCCTGTAAGGTTTAGAGCTACGTCGTTAACGTTTATTTGGAAGTCCGTTTGTTTGAACGTGTCCCCTCTTTTGGTCGTGAAATTTAATGTCGATGCCATTTTTTAAAAATAGTTTTAATTTTTTGATGTTCTCCTCAGTTCGTTTGTCTACTTTTCTCATATTTTAGTAAGGTCGATCAAGCCACCATTTGCCACAAATCAAACGTGAACGCAAAGGGTTGACGATATTATTGGAATTACTTACATACTCAGGTAAATGAAACTTATTAAGCCAGCGCAACATACGGTCTTGATACATCTCGCTTTTCAATCGCATATTATTTACCAAATAGTCAACCTCGGTTTTGTCAATCGCCACCGAGTTATCAGGTTGCGACTTAAATATACCGTTGTTGTTTACTTTATACGCCCCAATTAGGAGGTACTCAACCGCGCTTGCAGCGATTAAAAATGGTTTGATGTAATCTTCGTACAAAATCAAATAATCGTCGATTAAATCGTCGTTATCGAAGTCATCGCAAATCTTATCGTACAATGTTTCGCCTAAAATCTCCTCCAATCGTGTGCGCTGCGCGTCTGCAATACAAGGAATGTAAAGGTCGATGTCGATATTGCCCCCGAGTAGGGTGTTTTTAGTGAGTTCGTTTTCTTTTAAAAGTATAATAGTTGCCATTATTGACGATAGTTTGGAGTTAGTGACCAAAAATTGTTTGACTCAGACGCGGTTTGTGCAACTTGTGGCTCATTCTCTTGCCACTTTGCTTGAGGTCGGTCTGCAGGATCAAGGTCTAAAATCATTTTCCGTGCCTCGTTTACGCTTATTTGTGTATTATTTTTACGCAAATATATTTTTCTCATCCAAAAGTGGTTACAATTTACCCCACCTTTATAGAGCCAAATGCTATAATCGTCTGCACCTTGAGGGCCAAATCCTTTATTCACGCCTTTTGAGCCTGCAATAGTGATGTCCTCTTTGCGATAGGTACGCCCTGCGCTTACCATTTTTTGGCAAAAGTCACGCTCGGCACCTAAGCGGCCCTCGTATGTATAGCGTATTTTAAATAGACTTGTGTCTTGTTCGCTTGTCACGTTTGGGAAACTTGCAAAAGACTTGGCTAAATTCAAAGTTATTTCGTTAATCTCTAAATCGCCTCGCACTGGTATAGCGTCAACCTCAACCCACTCGTCCTCGTCTACAATTTCGCCCATCTCAATAAGCGCGTCTGCAACTTCCGACAATCCGTTGTCGTCTTTTGAGCAACAAACGTGTTGACTTAATTGCGTAACCGCTGCGGCCTGTTGCGGATTGAATAATGCTTGGGCCACTTGAGCTGGAATGTTTAAGAATTGAACTAAGAAAACAATCGCTTGCTCTTGAGTTAAAATACCCTCCCTAACTTTGGCGAATATATCAATCGCCGAAGCAATTTGCGCACCGTTATAAGAAACGGCCGCGTCAGTTGCGCCTATTTCGCTGATTGCAGTTCCTGCATTTGTTTGATCTGCGCTGACTAAATCCTCAGCTCTCAAACTTTCAAATTGTAAGTCCAAAGTAATTCCGTTAACGGCAAAAATCTCCATCAATCCGTCGAGGATTATCTCTTGCTTTGGTCTAATTACATTTATCATAAGCTCCTCAAAACCTACTCTAATTTCGTCAGCCGTTGAGCTAAATCCTTTTGAGGATGAAATTCCCACGAGCATTTGAGACGTCAATTTGTGAGCCGTGCAAATTTGCTGTCTTGACTCTTCGCTCAAATATGCATATTGTTGATGCGCGTCGCTAACCTCCAAAGCGGAGATTGTGATTTCACTATCTTTGTTATCGTTCCAATTTAAAAAGAATGCGCCCGCGTTTTGTGATCCTGTTAAGTGGTTACGAATTTGGCGTGTATTCTCTTGGATTGTCTCGATTGACTCTTGCACTCCAGCGTTCATATTAATTATGTGGCCAAAGCTCAATCCGTTTTGAATGTGATTGATTGAATAATTGCTAATTTCCTCCTCCATACGCGCCCAACTAATTCCACTCACGTACGAAGGGTTACTATAATAGAACTGCCCAACTTGGTAATCGCGAATGATATAAATCTCTGAGCGTTCGCCCATGCCATCGCCAAATCCGAACGCGTCCATGCGTTCGGGCTTGTATTTATTTACGTTTGCAAAATCGTAGCTATAATAATACCCTGTTATATCTCCCTCCTCGTTTGCGACTTCGGGAGCGATGCGTTGTTTTGCAACGTGAAAGCAACGTTGAATTTTTCCGTTTACATATTTTACCTCGAGTGAAGCCTCGCCAAACATCTCGAAATCCTTGCATATTTTACGCAAATCTTTTTTAGACAATAGAGATATAATCGCGGCCCATTCGCTTGGCTTGCGTGCTTTGTCTTTTGAGGTCAATCCTTTACCATAAATGAACTGCGAATAACTGTCAATGATAGCCGAATTTGTAGGCGATCCGTTATAGGCGTCAATTATGACTTGATAAAACGAGTTTTTGTCTCCATTTAATACCCACTTTTTACCGCTTACCTCTTTAATCTCGGGGCGTATGTAATTCGATAGGTTTATAATTTGTAATTTTTCCATAAATTATACTTTTAAAACTCCTTTATTGAGTTCAAAATTCTCTAAGTCGGTTTGTGACGTTGCGTATGCCTTGCCTCTATAAATTAAATTGTCATCCTCGTTGATTGTAACCTCAAACGATTGCCCTTCGGTCATGATTGGCACGCTAAAAACTAATATTAAAACGTTGTTTTGGTAGTAAACGCCAGTAACGGCAATTTCGTGAGTAATATCTTTGGTCTCGTCACGTAAAAAAAACGTGATTACGCCACTATTATAGCCTCTCGGAATGCAACGAAATTGATAAGGCGCAGTTAAATTGAATATCCACATACTATTATAACTGATTTTTATTGTTTTGTAACAAAAAACGCCCCAATAAGGAGCGTTTTTAGAACAAAACTATGAAAGAATTTAAGAAACCACAACGTTTGAAACCAAAGCTTTCAAAGCCGTAATCATTCCACCTGTTAAGAATGGCGATAAATTAGACTCTTCGGAAGCGATGGTCAAGGTGTAACCACTTAGGTCTGCACCTGCTCCGCCGCTTACTTTTGTGCAGTTTGACATAGTACCATTTGTGGCACCAATTAACATAATATTTCCGTTGTAGTCTTCAACGAAAACTTGAGGGCGTCCAGCGCAAATCAATTGTACTTGAGCTTGTAAGTCAGCCGACAATTTTGGAAGTGTAACCGCCAACGATTGGGCGTTTACAAATGTTCCGTTGTCTTCCGAACTTGTACCTGTTTCGGTCAAAGCGTTTGTTGTCGCTTTTACCTCGTATTGAAACACTTCTGCGAGTGTTCCGAGATCGGTTAATTCTTGAGCTGCAATCGTGTAACCGTAGTCCTCATAATTTGCAAAATACAAATTTTTGATTCCCCCACGTTGATCACGGCATCCAAGTAATTTTCCCGCTGAAATTAGACATGACATAAGTGTGTGTTTTTATTTAAAACCGCCTCATTTAAGAGGCGGTCTTTGTTATTATTATGCTTCGTAAGTCAAGTAAACAATTTCCTCAGCGTTGTAGTATCCAACACCTACGGCGTAAACTACTTTACCACGTACTTTACCAGTCAATAAACCGATTTCGTCTTCGTCTACCAAAGCAACTTGATTGTAATCAGCTGTCAAACCTGTTGCGAATACTAAGTTTTTACGCTCGTAAATAACAACTGAGTTTGCAGGCAATCCGTTCAACACTACCAAAGTGTGACGTCCAAATGCTAAAGGGAAATCAGTATTACCCATTCCGTAAGTGATTCCTTGAGTAGACAAGTGGAAAGCGTAGAACTGAGCAACGTCTGGAGATACTGCGAAAACTAATTCTTTGTTTCTCAAAGCGATTGGCACAGCAGCTAAAGCAGGTTTCAAATATTTAGTCAATACGTTGGCTTCAGTAACGGCAGCGTCAGCAGTTGGCTTGTTTACGTCACCGTCAGCATCAAACTGAGTTAAGAAACCGTCGAAGTTAGTTGATGAAGTCCAAATATCAGTCTCCAATTTCTCACCGATAGCACCCAAAACTTCAGCTTGGATAGCGTCCATAATGTCACTTGGAGCGGTTGGGTTTGATGCGCTTCCGCCCATAATTCCATCAGACCAAGTAGCACGGAAATCTTCTTTACAAACGTCAAAATCATTTTTGAATTTGAAAGGCTCGATTAGGTTTTCGTTCAATACGATTGTCCCAGCAGGAGCAAATCCGCAAGTATATGCAGTTGTTCCGTCAGTGTAAGCGATTTTACGCAAAGACAATTTGTAGTTTACATTTTCAGCGATAGTTACCGCATTTTTTTCAATAGTGTCAATCGTCTTGAACGCTTGACCGATAATTACACCGGCATCTCTACCAGCATAATTTGAACTTACAGTTGTAGTTGTAGCCATTTTTTAATTTAAGTTTTTAAGATTATTTTGGATTTTTTGTGATCTCGTCAATTTGACGTTTGCGTTTAAAGTTTGAGCAACTTCGGGCTTTGCTTTTGTTGATGCCTTAACCTCAACTTGAGAAGTTTTAACCTCAGCGATTTGAGCTGTCAATTCAGTTCTAACCGATTCGATTTGTTTTGCAACTTCAACGCTCATTGAAGTAACGATTGATTTTACTAACTCAGCGAATTGATTTTCGCTTGTCATTTCAATAGGAGCCTCTTCAACTTCTACCTCTTCAACCATAACCTCTTTAATTTCGGCAATCATTCCCTCTTCGGTAATTACCAAAACTCGTCCGTCTTCAAGTTCGTGTTCTCCGATTGGAGCAGGAACTTTGTCTCCGTTTTCAGCAACAATAAACACAGGCACGCCAGCGTCGAATGATTCAGCTTCCAAAACGGTAACACCATCTTTTAGCATCATGGTAGCCATTGCAACTTCCACTTGCTCGGTCTCGTTCGATAATTTTATCGAGGCAAAACCGTCTTTTATCGCGTTAACGATTTCATTAATATTCATATATTCACTTTTTAAATTTACTCTCTCCATGTCAAAAACCCCATCAATTGAGAAGCCTTTAACTTTGCCTGTCTTAACGTAGTTGTTCCAAATATCCTCGTTGTTTACTTTCATTGCAGCAAACCACGTTCCCACTGGCTCGTTAAATCCGTAGTGTACCGACTTATCGTGTACCTCGTCTTCCTTTATCCACGTCTCAACAAAGGTCACATCGTCCAGGTTGTCGCCTGAGTGTTCAATCGTTGAGTTGTTCTGATATCCTTGACGACTGAAATTTTGTTGCACTTGTTTTATTGTCTCAGCTGGGAATACGATATTAAATTCGTGTCCGTCCTGATTGCGATATATCGGTTGGTTTGGTATTAATACTGCCCCTAATAAAATACGCTGCTCCTCGTTTATGGTTGCAAGTTGTATCTCTTTTTGTTGTGACAAAGTGATAAATTGCACGCCAATTGCAGGATCAGATACGAGCGAAACAGCGTAAACGCCCTCGTTATCCTCCTCATTAAACATTACTTTGTAAGTGTCCATACCCTTATAACTGATTTTTAATTGTTTGTTATAAACTTTTTTTCGTTTTCAATTTTTAAATTGAAATACTTAACCCTTTTTTCAACTTTTAAATTGATATTTTACCCTCCAAGTGTTGCGCTTTGGATAATGTTACGGTCTAATCCTTGGGCCGTTGTCACATTATTCGCTACGACGTAGGCTTGCACTGGCGTTTGTTGCTGCGCACCCATTACACCCGCTAATTGATTGACACCAGTTGAGCCAACGACGTTGAATTGTGGAGCGGTTGCACCTCCGCCTCCGCCTGCGCTTGGTGTAGTAACTGCACCGCCACCTCCGCCTCCCCCTCCGCTTAATAAGCCTCTCGCTCTTGCTAAGTTGGCCAAAATTGTAGCCGAACCACTTGCATAAAATGCGATTTTAGTAGCCAAATAAGTTGCGGGAGCAGCAGGAGGAGGAACACCTAAAGAGGCACCCGCCGCAACTGTCTCAGTTCCTTGCATCATTTTTGAAAATGCGATAGCACTATCGGCAGCAATTTGAACAAGTGCAAGAGCTTTCATAGCGGTTTGTCCTGCTTTGCCTCTTGCTAATCCGTTGGCTTGAATTGCTGCAAGTAAATTCTCTCCACTTTGAGCAATTGACCCTACTGCTTCGGTTGTCTCTTGAAAATCTTTTATTTTTTTGTCGCGGGCCTCTTTTCTGCGTTCGTCTTGTGCGGCTTCTGAGTCGTAAACTAATGCAGCAATTTGCAACTCAAATTGTTCTCTATCTGAAATTGTGTCTTCTGCAAATTTCTTTTCTTTGTCTCTTTTAGCTTGATTTTTAGCATCGATTGCACTTAACTCAGCTTCGATATTTGCGGGATCAATTTCAGGAAGTGTTTTTAAATATTCCTTATAAAGCCTATCGTTTTTCTCTTTTTCAGTTTCAACGCTTTTTTCAGCACCTTTTTTATCAATATCATTAATTGCTAACTGATAACCTGCTCGGTCGTTCTTTAATTTTAAAAGAGTTTTGTTTGCCTCTTCAACTACGGCATTGCCTTCCTTTTTTGTTTTCTCAGGATCAAATCCTAATTTTGCTATATAGTCGGTCGCTTTGTCTCCAAAGGTTTCATCAATTTTATTGGTTATTTTAACTCCTGGTATCTTGTTAATTAAATCAATAATTTGATTAATATTTTTGGCTGCCGATTCGTATAAATAACGCTGCGGAATTGTAACAAAATCTAAGAATGATTTTAAATATTCGTAGTTTCTTGCCGCCGCTTCCTGTTGGGCCGTATTTGTAGTCTTAATATTTTCAATATTAATCTCATAGGCTTTTATAGCTTCGTCGGTTTGATTAATTTTTAAACCTAAAATCTCTTTTTCTGATTTGCCTTGCAATTTTAAGATATTGTCTTGGCTATTTAAAGAGGTAAGTTTTTTATCATTTGCCTCGACGCCCTTTTGCGTAGCTTCATTAAGTTTCTTTTGCTCCTCGCTTACACCTCCAACAACTTCCTTAATATCGTCCCAATAAGCTACAACGGTACCCAAAGCAATAACAAGTAAACCAATACCCGTTGCTCCAATTGCCGCCTTAATTCCTTGCATCGCGTTTATTGCAACTGCCTTTAATTGTTTAAAGGAGTCCATCGATTCGCCCAACGCTTGGATTCCTTGCGATAACGCCATAGCGGATTGAACTTTTAAAAGCGTAGCCTCAAGGTCTTTTGATTGATTACCAAATAAGGCCATGCCTCCTTGAACGGCAGCAAAACCTCCCGCAACTCCAGCGAGTGAACTTGTTAACGCTTTAAATTTAGCGTCGGGGTTGAATGCATCCGTTAAGGCTTTGGCGTCTCCGATACGATCCTTTAATTCGGCGGCTTTTTGTGCCGCTTTTACGGCCTCAGCTGAGGTTGCCCCGAATTTATCCGAAAGCGCAGCTACATCCGCTTGTGCTTGTCTTAACTGCGAGCGTAAAGAGCCAACCGCTTGATCGGCGTTGCCTTGTACTTTTATATCAATAACCTTCTCTATTGCCATTTCATTGCCTTTTTAAATAGTTGTAAATAGTTGCGTGTATACTCATATCGCCCTTTGGCGATTGAGATAATCTCGTTGTTCTCGTATTGCTCCGCGATTAGGAGCATATCTAAAATATTTTTAAGCATATTGTAGTACGTCTATTTTAATTTCGGTTAAAGCTCCATTTTTGTAGTACTGCAAAGCGATTGAGTCCTCGCGATCTAATGCCGTAGCGTTTGCAGGAATAGTCACGTCCAAAACAAGGTCGGTTATATTGTCAGCAGTTAGCGCATAACTTAAAAACCCTCCCGAGGCAACCGTGTCAAATGTGTCGTAGTCAATTTTATAAATTAAAAATTGCACAACTTGGGCCGTATTGTCAACCGATAAAGCGGTCATATTTGCATAGCGCAAAAGTGGGGAGCCGTCAATTACTCGGAAGTCGTTTAATAGTTCCAAGTTAACTTCGCCACTGGTTAGGTCGGTGGTCATCGTGTTGATTGTATAGCGTTTATTCGATAGCGCAATTTTATCGTTTAATTTTAGCGATGTAAGTAAGTTAGTATTAAAATGCGCCTTGACTTTTAAAACTCGCGTCCGCTGATTGTAAATATTAAAAATTGAGTTCGCATAATACTGTTGAAATAATCCGTTTGTCACTTGTGCTAAATACCAGGGGGATATTTCGGTGTTCCAATTTAAAGTCCTAACGTAGCTCAAATCGGTGCCTCCTATTGAAAGCTCATTTGTAAATCGTTGGTATACTGTATTAACACTAAAAGTAGTTCCGTTTGCAGTGTATTTAATTGGATCCCCTGGAGATAAAGCTTGCCCCCCATTAAAGTACATTAATATAGGCTTTGGAGTGTACGCTTTTAAATCCTTATTCCAACACGTGGCCGTTATAAAATTAGTATCAGTATATCGCTCCCACATAATATCCTCGAATGGTAGCTTAACCTCGTAATTTGATGTAAAGGCTGAGTCGGGATTGTCAAAAATTAAGTCGCCATAATCTAAGTTATAAAGCGTTCGATAAGCGTTGTTTAAAACGTTCTCCGATTTCTCAAATTTAAACGAAATTTGTTTGAATAGATTTGGCTTTGAAATCTCGATGTCTTCGGCCTCAACAAACTCGGTTATATCTCGGAGGTCTCCCTCTTGATACCACGCTTCCATCGGTTGGAATAAAAATCTATTCTCAGCCGTTGGAACAATTACCATATTCATAGCTTTGACAATCGCAGTTAAAAACGTGTCGACTGTCATGTCGGGCATATATCGGCTAATTTGTAAATCTCCCGACGTTGTATCGGCATAGGCCCAAGCCTTTCGGTTATAAATACCGCTATTCTTTTTTAAATTTAGTTCCGAGTCAAATGTCATCGGAACTTCGGATGTTAATTTGTAGGTGAAAACGTGAGTCACGAATTGCCCGCTTATCAAATTCTCATCTGCACGGTAACGGCTGAAATAGTTTAAATCTTGGTAGCCTGTTAAATTTTCAAAGGTGTTCCAAAGCACGCCATTGTCATAAATTTGAACGCTGTAAGTTATTGTTGAAAGTGTTGGAGTTATTTTTATCCACGATTCGTATCGGTTAGCATCTGGCTCTTGCTGAAATGAAAATGTAAGCGTGTCCGTTGCTAAATCCATTTGAGTAAAAGTTCCATTTTTTACTGTAAAATTTGGCGATAGTGGATCACTATAAAAATTAAATTTCTCAGTGTTTTTGCAGTATAAAAATAGCTGCTTAAATTGGTCGTAAT